TTCTATGAAGTTGTCAAAGACATTGAGCCTGCCCCTGTGATGGGATGGTGCTAAATGAATGGTTGGGATTTGCTTATCGTATTCTTCACCGCGTTCTACGCCTTTGCCATCGGTAGAAGCATCATCATTTGGACTTTATTCTCAGCCTTTTATGGCTTTTGGATTCCGCTTCTGATGATTCTATTTATGCCAAAACGACAACCAAGTGCGGTCATCTTTCCGCAATGGTTTATGGATTGGGCTTCACCTAAATACATCAACCGAACAATCAAGAAGATGGAGCGCGAGTTCTAAATGCCCTTCAAGGCTCGGTCAATGCCTTCTTCCAAAGAGATGCGAGGCTCATAGAAGGAGAGCATTTTGCGAGTGTCGCCAACCCGATATGCAACCCCAACAGGTGCAGTCGGGTTGGTTTTTATTTCAGCCAAATAACCTGCCTGCATCATCACAAGTTCTGCCAATTCAATAAAAGATGTCGCTCTACCTGAGCAGAGATTAGAAACCTCAACTTTGTTTGTTATTGCCTCAAAAGTAGCTCTTACAATGTCCTCAATGTGGATGAAGTCGCGCACCTGTGTTCCTTTGCCCCAAACATTAAAAGGCGCTTCCTTCTCTTTGCCTCGCTTGATAAATGAAGGGAATGGATAGTCAAGGCTTTGATCCGTGCCATAGCCTGAAAATGGGCGAAGGATGGTGATGTTCAAACCTTCGGCGCGAGCATAAGAGGCAAGTTTCTCGCCCGATAGCTTTGCCCATCCATAGGTCAAGTCAGGCGTTCTTATGTGGTCAAGGTTTATATCCCATTCCTTCAACTTCTGTTTGTATTCAGCGCGTTGCAAGAAAATCGGATAGGCAGCAGAGGATGAGAAATAAACCAAATGACCAGGGCGAGTGCGAAGCGCCCATTGGAATAAGTCGGCATCGATGGCCAAGTCAGAGGCAACTGCCAAAGGATTTCCTTCAATGGTGGCACGGCCACCGACAATGGCCGCGAGATGGATGACCACATCAAATTTGGTGTCATCCTTGGCAAAGAAATCCCTGACATCGCGCCCATTCTTTATGTCAATGCCGGTGATTTGGTTGTTCTTAGAATCAAGATGCTTCTTGAAGTTAGTGCCGACAAAGCCTTCATCGCCTGTTATCAGGATTTTCATTTCCCCCACCTGTCGCTCTCATATTTATATTTCTCAGAGTTGGCTTCTGCCAATTGAGCATCGCGGTCAATCCTAAAGATATAGCGGTCATTCTCATCAAGAGCTGCGCCAATGTGGGAAAGGTGTGTTGGCGCATCAAAGGCAATTGTCGTTCTTATTGAATTGCCCTCAATTGTTGTTTCAAAGAAGGGATCGTGAATAAGGCAGGAATCCTTGACTCTTGGATAGATGATAGTTCCTAGAAAATCTTGGTCTGTCGTGTAGTAATTGCCAAGATTTGTGTCAGCAATAAGTTCTGCCATATCGCGCAACTTGGCTGTCTTGCCTGCAAACATTCCTGCGCTGATTAGATAATTGTGACCTATCGAATGGTCTTTGATGATGTGATAATCAAGACCTGATTGCTCCCATTCTTCGTGGGCGATTCGGTCGCGGAAGGAAAGGCGTGCATCCACATCACGACAGATGACAACTTCAAATTGCGGGTCAGAGAATGCAAGATAACGCCAAAGTTTTGCCGTGTGATTTTCTTCCTCACTCATCCTGACTATCTTTACACCTTTGACAAGGTTTAAGGTGCTGACAACCCAATCTTCAACGCTTTGGCCCACATAAAAGACTAAGCGGAAGCCATCTTCAAATGGAAAATAACGCGAGCCAAGAATTGCGTTCTTGATAGCTCCGATGGTGTAGCGCGGATCATTGCCATAGAGCGAGAATGAAACTGCTCTCATTTCAATAAATCTCGCAAGAGAACTGCATAGTCTTCGCTCTTGATGTAGGAGTCATAGGCCAAGGCATCAAGTGAATAAACCTCACGAGCATTGACAGAGCGATAGCCTTCATCCCACTCGGCTTTGCCTGCTATTGGATGGCAATGCTCGATGATGACTTGAGGAAGATAAACAAGGTTGCCAAGGTCTTGCCCTAGCTTCTTCCAAAAGTTGTCAAGATAAAGATGGCGAAGTTTCGGTGGCACCATCCCGCCAAGGGCGCTGACAATGGCTTTTGACATCATCACCGCAGTTGGCAAGTTCTCACCTTGCAAGAGGTCATTGCCATAGGAAACGCCAGGGGCGCTGCCTATCGCTTTCATCAAGGCAATATCCCAATCAGGTGTTCTGAATCTATGGTCATCGCCAATGAAGGTGAAGAAGTCATATTCATTTGCATACTTCTTGGCAGCGACATTGACAGGATAAGCCATTCCCCTTGTCGTGTTCTCAATTTCTAAGATGTATTCAACGCCAACTGCGCTTCGATAGTTGATGATTTCTTCATCGTCTTTATCTACCACAAACATCAAGTCAGAGCGACAGGAGAACTCTTTGTGTGCTTGCAAGACTTCAACTGCATTCTTTGGCCTGCCTCTAGTTGGCACAAGCACTAGGTTATTTTTCTGAATCATTGATTTCCCCATAAATAGCGGTGTAAGCCGCCAAGTCGATGATGCTGTCTAAGTGGTCAGGTGTTTCTATGAGCCGAGCAATTTTCACAAGGCATAAACACAAAGCGACCTGTGAAGGGCTTATCTCAGTTTCAAGATAAACACTCCACAGGTCGGCGATGCGCTTGTGATTGATGTATGGGTCGCCATAAATCTCTTGGCGATCCGTTGCGGTGAGGCGTTTGGCCTCATCCAAAATCTTCCCCGATTTCATTTCTTTACTTACTTCCGCGACCAAATTCTTTGGCCTTTGGGTCAATGGCTTTTAGCACAGGGCCAATGACTGCTGCGATGAATGCAGCGAGATAATCTTTAAGAGGGCGCGATGGGTCTGCAAGATAGAGAGCTGCTACTGAAGCGGCCCCTGCTCTTGCGTAGGTTGCAGCGATTGCGATTGCTTTGTCTTTGTCGAGCATTTGCACTCCTTGAACTTAGGTCTGCCGAAGCCCACAATGAACACCGGCAGAGAGGGTAGGACTTTTCCCCGATTCTTTACTTTGTAAGCGCGTATCTTACGGGCAACTTGACCACCATTGCGTTGATCGCCTTTGGTGTCGGGAGCCGTGTTGCCTTCAATGCAGACAACAGTTCCATTGCCTTTGACCTTCTCGACAATGCCAATGTGAGAGATTCTGTCGAGTGAGTCATTTGGAAAATCAAAGAAAACTAAATCCCCTGGCATCGGCTCGGCCTCGGCAATACCTTGCCAACGCTTCGCCTCGGCGAACGCCTTTGCCCCTGCGGGTGTGTAGGTGCAGTCAGGGATTTTGACACCTGCCTGCTTTGCAACCCAATTGACGAATGCACCGCACCAAGGCTGATTCGTCTTTTGATATTTCGTTTGATTATCGGCAGGGCCTTCAATGTAGCCAACTTCGCCTGCTGCCACTTCTAGGAATTTATCAAGTTGCGAACACATTATTTCTTCAACACCTGTTTGACTAGATCGGTTAAGAAGTCAACCTTATCCTCTAGGACTGACACCTTGTCTTTTATTGAGCTGCCCCCATTGGGCTTGAGTTCGTTTAGGTAGTGCTTGACTAGCCACTTTATTCCCAGGGCAGTTGAGCCAAGGATGCTGATGAGGGCGACAATAAAGCCTGCCCAATCGGTAATGTTCATAACCCAATTGCCATCACTTGCACGACAGTTGAATTGCCCGAAACAACGCCATAAATCGGATTGTTCTTATTTTGGAGAACTATCTTCTCGCCGCTATCTAATCGAAAACCAGTTGAAGATGAAACATCAGCAGCGCCAAGAAATACGGCTTGACCGCCTGCTGCGTGAAGATGGACTTCTTCCGCTTCGGCGGTGTTATCAACCAAAATGGTTGGTGAGTCTGTGACTGTGACTTGGCGGGTTGAGATGCCCAAGAGATTTCTCCTTTATAATCCCCAATGAATAATTAGGAAAGCAGGGTTGCAAGTTCCTCTGCGCTCAGGCCAAGGCGCTCGGCAATGGCTTGCTTCTCAGCAATCTTCGCCTGTGCCTCTGCCTCTGCCGCCTGTCGATCAGCCTCAGCCTTTACTGCATCGGCCTCGGCCTGTGCGATTTCCTCGGCAGTTAAGGGAACAATTGTTGTTTCCCCTGTGCTGCAATCTACTATTACTTTTTCCATTATTGCTCCTTAACTGTTTTTGATTCCGTATAGAAAGAACGATGAGCCTGACAAATAATTATAGCCATTAGTATCAAGGGTTATAGAAGTGATTGCTGCCGTATTGCTACGCAATCCAGCCTTAACCGCAATTTGTGATTCAAAATTAGCAGTACTGTTGTTTTCAATTACATCAAAAACACTTAATGGTTTATTTGTTGAGCCTGCGTAGTTGGGAAAATAAAACTCGTTGCTTGAAAATGTGTTAGCAGTTGAAGAATTACCAGTTGAAGGGGTTGTAATAAATGCCTCTGCGGATGCTCTAGTGCTGTTTATGGTCACACCAAACTCTGCAAGGTTGGTCTGTGAATAATCAGATGTAGATGAGCCATTAACAGTTAGTCGGCAATTATGTCCTCCAACAATTGCCCTATCTACGCGGGTGCTAATCCTTAAAACCAAATCCGTAAAAGTCGCAGGAATAGATGACAAGGTCACCGATGAGGCAGATGATGAAAGCGTATTGCTTGCGATGAGTTGATATGTGGCTGGCATAGTTAAGCTTTCAGTATTCCGTATAGTGTGGCGGTTGTGTCTGACGCAAAATCATTTCCATTTGCATCAAGTAAGTCAATACGATTTATAGCAGCAGTTGTTTGAGCAAGAAGCACCTGTCTTACAACATATCCTGAACCATTATTATCGGCACTTATTTCTGATAACCCTGTTTTGAAAGTTGAACCTGCATAAGAAAATATGTCTGTTTTTGAGAAATTAAATCGTCCAGAAGAAGTTGCACTTCCAGCACTTCCAGCCAAAAGCGCAAGTGATGTTTGTGTGGTCAATCTACTTGAAAATGCAGATGCTCCATCTCCCCCTAATCTTGTCGTTGAATAAATACTTGTGCTGAGATTATTAAATCTAATAAGGACATTTGAGATAGTGCCACCACCTGCATTCATCCTTGATACAAACACCAAACTTAAATCCGTATAAGTTCCAGGAATTGAACTAAATGTAATTGATGCAGCCGCACTACCAAGCGTAGTAGTCGCTATCGGTTCGTATGTCGCTGGCATTATGCCCCCTTTATTCCATACAAAGCAATTTGTGTTTGAGTTGTCCAGTTGTCGCTAAAAAGAGAAACTTCAATGCTTGTAATTGCCGCAGTATTCATCCACAAACCAGAACAAAGATTAATTTGACCAGCACTATTATTTTGGTCTAACCCAGCCAAAGACCGCACTGTTTTATATTTAGATGTTGATTTATAGTCTTGGATGTCTATAATAGAAACTCCAATGATGTTTGCAGTGGTGGTCGCAGCAGCAGCATTGCCCGGAAAAATAAATGTTGTAGATACTCCACTATCAGTAAAAACACTTGACCCATCACCTCCCAATTGGTGTTTGGCATAATTAGTTGCAGTATCAGAATTGAAACGAATTCTAATTTCTTCCCTATTTGAAGCTTTGTCGCATCTAAAAATTCCTCGTATTTGCAAATGTTGGTAAGTGCTAGGTATTGAACTAAATGTAATTGAACCGCTAGACCCTGTGCCACTTGCGCTGGCAATGGACTCAAAGGCCCCTGCTGCGCCTAGTGGAACAAATGCACCATAGCCACGCGCTGAGCCGTTGGCTAAGCTCTGAAGTATTGGCGACATCTATTCCCCTTTAAGCGAACTTGGTCTGAGTTTCAAGAACTGTATAAGTTGGCGTTGCAGCCGTCTTGATTATTGTGAAGACATAGGCATCAATGGCGCTGGCGTTGCCTGCGCTGATCGCAGCAGGAACCTTTGGCGTGACTGTGCTTCCATCAATTTGAATAACATTCGGATAATAAGCAGTCGCGCCATTGGTGTTGAGCCAAACTAGCGTGATGGCATCGCCAACTGCCAGGACAGAGCTTAGAGTTGCTCCGCTTGAATATCGGAAATTCAAAGTGTGGTTGGCAGTAGCGTTTGAGGTGTAATACCAAACCGAGGCAGTTGACACATCAAAGTTGATTGTGCCTGTGGCAGCAGCAGCCACCACATTCACATCTTCTTCAAAGCCTTTGATTACCAAATCTGATTGAGCAGAGGCAATGGAAAGTGTGACTGTGCCTGATGTTCCGCCACCTGAAAGACCTGTGCCGGCGGTGACACCTTCAATGTCGCCCGATGCAGGTGTTGCGAATTGGAAGAAGATGGCTGCGCTCGCACTTGTGAAGCGAAGAACGCCGCCTTGATTCTGAGCAAGAGCAAGTGATCCTGATGTTGCGACAGTGGCCGTTCCTGCGGTGATAGTGCAAACGCCTGCGCCAAGGTTCACAATTGTCACGATGTCGCCTGCTGCAAACAATCCTGTGTTCACAGTAATTGTCGTTGCGCCAGCGTTGCTCATCGAGATTGCAGTGCCAGCATCGGCAGCAACTAGCGTGTAAGAAGCGGTTTTCGCGCTTGCATCGCCACCAAGCATCGCCGTCTGTTGCAGCGATGTCATTTGCGCTGCGGTCAAGACCTGACCTGTCGTGAAGGTCTGCTTACTCATCATTTCTCCTTAGTATGAAAGAACTCCAACAGTTCCATCAAGTAGTCCTTGAATTGCCGAATCCAAAATGAATGACTGAATTATAGGTTCAGCAGTCAAGAAGGTTGTTTGCCAAGCGTTGGGTGTTATGTCGTGATTGATTCCTTGAACGAATAGCTCCAAGGTAAAAGTTGAAGATGCCTGACCTGTCTTGGTGACATTTATCAGGGTGAACAAATCTGCTTCAAGACCTGCCACAATGCGATTTGAGGCATCTGAATCCATAAGATTCAAGCCAATTGAATCAATGCGAAGAAGGGCGTTCTCGCGGGCATTGAGAAGCATTGAAGCCTGGTCTAGCGCATCGGCATCAGTTTCCATCAAAAGGTCAGAGCGTGCGCCTGAATGGATAAAGAAGCTCTCAATCGAACTCGTTGATTGCACTACCTGCGGCGAACCATTGAGGCGGGTGATAGTTATATCGTTGAAAATCTGTGTGTCATCATAGGCAAAGTCAATGCTCTGATATGAGATGTCGGTGCCATTGTCATTGAACATCAGAGGCGTTTCATCGGCTTTAAGAGAAACTGTTGACCTTGATAGAAAGACTGCCTTACCCTGGCTATCAATGAAGAAGCCACCAAGTTCGGTCTGCTCTATCGTCTGACAGGCTGCGAGCAGGGTTCTTGATGAAGAAGGATCGGCTTGCACTGTGGTATCGCCAACATCAATTGCTCGTTGGCTTGTTGGGAAACTTGCTATGTCAAGCAAGTTTTCAAGGCGCGCCCCCGTTGTTTGACCGGCGGAAGAACCCGCAACAGTCGTGATGTTGACAGTTTGCAAAAGGCGAAAGGCATCAACGCATTGGAAAGTGACAGTTGAAACTTCATCAAGACCAAGTTTGAATGTGTTGTCAAAGCTCGTGATATAGCCTGAGAAAATATAATAACGCTCAAGGCCGCCGCCATCGTCATAGTCGGCATAAATGCGAATCTTGCGAAGCGGTAAAAGTTTGGAAAAGTAGGGAGATGAACTATTTTGGGGATTGTAGTCACCATTGGTGTCTTCAAGAACGACAGTGGCGGTGCCTGCTTCAAAGTTATTAAGGATTCGATTTCGGCCTCGGCGGATGGAAACGCGAAGGGCGATGTCACTTACATCAACGACATCTGCCGGCGCATCTGCCAAGATGCCCGTGCCAAGGGGGGTTGAAGGATCATCAAGTATTAAAGGATTGCCAAAGGCAGGGCCATTGGCAAAGTCAATGCTGACTCCAAGTGTCGGCGTTCCTGGCATCAAAGCCTCGCAATTGCTTGGATTGGCTTGCCGCTATTTTGGAAGTTGAGCAAACCTGTTCTCACAGTTTCAACCAAATCGCCTTCAGAAATCACCGAGCCTGAAACATTGACAACAACGCTTGCACCGCCAACATTTTGACCTGATTGCATCAAGCTATCAGCAACACTTGGAGTCTGAAACCGAGTCTGAAACCTCAAGTTTTCTTCATTCTCCAATTGCTGCAATGAGAGTGACTTTGGAATAATCGCATCCATTCCGGCAGGTTTTTTTCGTGGTATTCCATTACGGCCAAGAATGATGGTGTCTTCAGGTGAGTAATAATCGGGTGTTGTAGAAGGTGGGGTGATTGTTGGGG